AAAATTACGCGCCAATTCCGCATGTTGGCAAAACCCGCCCCAACCCCATACCCGACCAACCCTCGCCCCACCCGTTCAGGCATGCGGCGCACGCATGGTTCGCGTGATTATAGCCGACCATTTTTTTTTGGGGCAGGGCATTATGGTTTTCTGTATAATTATTCACGAACATGAATGGTCACGCGCACTGCCACGGGCTGGCATGGGGGTGCCTAGGGGGGTGCACACCCGTCATGCGTGTATGATTCTTATTGCCAAGGGCGAGGGCACCCAAAATATATTCGGGGATACCCCCAGGGGGTGTTTTGATGGGTCCCTGGCGTTATATATTTTTTATTATGAGCCTTTTATCCAGCGTTGGTTGCGGGGTTGTGCTGTTTTGCTGGGGTCCCATTTTTTGTTGGCTGCCCACCATGCTGCACTGAGTTTGCCGCGGGCGATGTTTTTGGCGTGTCGTGACTCGAATGCTTTGCGTTGTCCAGCGGTTTGGTTTGTTTTTACGCCTTGCTGTCCGAAGCGGATTGTTTTGATTTGGTCGCCTACTTTGGCGACTACAATATGTGATTTGGTGGGGTGGTTGGGTGTGCGTTTGGGTTTGTTGTAGCCGCTTACGCCTGCTCGTGTTAGTCGTGGGTCGCGTTTTGGTGCTGCCATATTATTTTCCTTTGCGGGCTGTGCGCCCAGCCGTTTTTGCGGCGGGCGTGTTGGCTACGAACTGTTTGCCTTGACGGGATGCCTTTAGTTTTTTGCGGTTTGTCGCCGCCTTTTGGGCTGGCGACAATTTTCCCCAGGCTTTGTCTGGCAGATAGCGGGTTGTGCCGCTGTCGCGGATGGCGGGTTTGCGGTCAGACGTACGCCACTTTTCACCAGTCCACTTGCTCAGTGACTTTTGTGCCGACGTTTTGCTGCCGCTGTACCCGCCACCCGCTTTCTCGTAGCGTTGTGCCGCGATTTGTGCTTTGCGGGCAGACCACTGTCCCGCTTTGCCGCCCTTTGTGCCTGCCTTGACGGCGGCGACAATACGCTTGCGCAGAGCGGGGTTAGTGTATGCCATTACTTGCGCTTCGCAGGTTTACGTTTGGCAGGCTTACGCTTCTTGGTCGGCTTGGACATTCCAGCCTCGGACATGGCGATGGCGACAGCCTGTTTGCGGGACTTGACTTTGGCACCCGAAGAACTTTTCAGGGTGCCGCGCTTATATTCGCCCATGACTTTGGCAACTTTGGCTGGTTTCTTCATTTGGACTTTTCTTTCTACCGTCTTTAGCGGTATGATTTCACGAATCATCCCTAAAGGGATGTGTGTTACTTGTGATACTTCTTGCGGTTTGTTCCGCCCATGATAGCCTGTCGTAGCCGCCAGGACGATATAACCATCCAAGCCACAATCAGCCCAATAGTAGCCCATAGTGTCAATGATGCACTCAGACTCACTATAACTATTAGCATCATGCCAACCAGCGGGCGCATCAAAAGCATCCACCCATTTTACCAAAACCATCTGCCATTTCCGTAAACCCATCAACATCGGATGCTTCGGAATGTTATTCATGGTACTCATCTTTCCACGCACTAGCCATCAAGTGCCATAGTGAAACCGCAACCAAAGCCACAGCCCCAACCAACCCCAACACCAAAGCACCCACAAACCTGACCACACTCATCCCAACTGCCCCTTGTCGTCGCCACCTTCACTATCGTTCGGTGGCTAGCATATCCAATTCTATTCTATTCCCCCTCCCCCTATTATCCCCCTCCCCCGTTCCCTAACGGGGACATCTAGTATCACCCTGGTACTACTCTGGTATCACTTACTAAACGGTCATTCAATGCTCGGGAACATTCACCCCTAGGGTGATGGAAAATAACTTGTTGGACGACCGCCAGGAAAAATATTTGCAGTGGCTGTGCTTGCCGCAGCAGTTGCGTGAACCTTCCTCCAAGGAAAAGTACGCTGCCACTAACGGTGTTGATGTCACCACTTTGCGCAGGTGGGAGAAGAAGCCGCACTTTCGTGCGGAATGGGACCGTCGTGTAACAGACCTGCAGGGTTCGCCTGAGCGAACCCAACGGCTACTGGATGCGTTGTATGATGCGGCTTTGGGCGGCGACAACAAAGCAGCCCAACTATATCTCCAGGCGACCAACAGGTTTGCCCCAACGCAAATTAAGGTTGAGCACACCAAGGCGTTGGCAGAAATCTCGGATGAGGATTTGGACCAGTTGATTCGGGAAACTGTTGTCCAGGAGAAGCGGGAACGGGACCAGCGGGGGGAACTGCCCCGCCTATAATGAGTAATCTAATAGAGTGCCCTGTCTGCGGATGCGAATATCCGCCTGTGGCTACTCGTTGGCTTTGCCCAGAATGTAAACATAAAGACACCTGCTGCGAAGGAGAACCTGCTAAATTCAGGGACTACGATGACGACAATCAATGACGCAATGTTCACCGCTCTAAAGGTGCTGCACCCTGAAGCGGGCGCAACACCCACGTTGGGTGACTTGCTGTATTTGGAGAACTTGTCGCCGCGTCTTGGTTCCTACGAGTATTATGCAGCGGTTGTCGGCAACATCGGCTCATGGTCCGATGTTGCTTTGGAATATTGGACCGACCCCGACTATGTAGCCACCAACTTGGAGTTGGAGAATGGGAACGACATGCTCTTAGAGGACGGGGGATTTATTCTTTTGGAGGCTGGTAATGGCTGATAAGAAAATTACCGAACTGACCGCGTTGACCACGTTGGCGAACGAAGATTTGTTTGTTGTCGTTGATGACCCGTCTGGTACGGCTGTGACAAAGAAGATTACGGCTGCTACACTGTTGGCTGCGGTACCCGCATCTCCGCCTGACTCAGACCAGGCTATTATCGCGGCATCATTATTCGCATAAGGAACAACCCCCACTAGGAGTAGATATGGCAACTTTCAGCAAACTCGTTCTCAGCGGTTCAACCGATGGCAAAGCCGTCAAGGTTGCTGCTACGGCAACCCCTGGCACGACAATCCACACGGGTTCCACCACGGCAACAACCGTTGACGAAGTATGGTTGTATGCCCAGAACACGGACACGACTGCCCGCAAGTTGACGATTGAGTGGGGTGGCACTTCCAGCCCTGATGACTTGATTGAGGTTACCATTCAGCCCGAGGCTGGATTGGTTGCGATTGTTCCTGGTTTCCCGATTAAGGGCAATGCAAGCCCGTTGGTTGTTCGTGCGTTTGCCGCGACGGCTAACGTTATTACTATTCACGGGTTCGTTAACCGTATTACGGTGTAACCAATGGCTTCGGCAAGAAGGCAGTTGGGTTACGTTTCATCCCTGATTACACAGGGTGTGCCATTGATGACTTATGGTACCGCTACGGGTGGTGTTGGTTCGCCTACTGCTGTAACGATTAGCAGCATCGACTATCAGTATCTCACCTTCACGAGCACGGGAACGCTGACAATCACGAAGGCTGGACTGTTTGACGTTCTGCTTTGTGGCGGTGGCGGTGGCGGTGGCTCCGTTCCGCAGGCGAACAATCGCGGTGGCGGCGGTGGTGCTGGCGGTATGGTGCGTGAAATCGTCTATCTGGATGCCAACGTCACCGTGACTGTCGGCGGGGGTGGAGCAGCCGTCAGTCTCGGTTCTGGTTCAACGATTGGAGGAACGTCACCAAGCGCAACTGTGGACAACATCAGCGCACTCGGCGGTGGATGGGGTGGTTATCGCACAGGGGATAACAGCCTCAGACCGTCTGCTGGTGGTTGTGGCGGTGGCGGTGGCGGCTCGCAGACTGGTACAACAGGTGCGGTGTCTATCGGCGCACAAGGTTTCGGTGGAGCAGACGAAGCAAGTAGCATCGGTGGTGGCGGTGGTGGTGCTGGTGCCGCTGGTTCTGGTGGCAACGGTGGAGCAGGTATTGACGTTGCAGGATTCATCGGCGGTTCCGCACTATTCAAGTGCGGTGGCGGTGGCGGTGGAGCAGTGACGACCCCAGGAACAGGTGGGTCATCCATCGGCGGCAACGGTGGCAACAATGCGAATGGTTCTGCCGCTAGTGCGAACACGGCTTCTGGTGGTGGCGGTGCGAGCGACAATGCTGGCAACACGGGTCGCGTTGGTGGTGCTGGTGGTTCGGGAATCGTTTACATAAGGTGGCGCGTATGACACGCAGTTACATGGGGTATGTTTCGTCGCTCACGACGAACACAATCCCAATCGCTACGACACTGAATGTGGGATACTTGCTCGTCGCAGGTGGTGGCGGTGGTGCTTTCTCAAATGTTTCTGGTGGCGGTGGTGGTGGCGGTGGAATGCTTACCGATACTGGGATAGTCGCTGCTGGGATTACATACACAGTCACTGTTGGTGCTGGTGGCTCTAACTCAGCGCAGAATGGGCGCAGTGGTACACCGTCTGCATTTCTTCAGAGCGTAATGGGTGGTGGCGGTGGTGCTTCGTCGTATGACGGTGCGATGGCTGGTGGAAACGGTGGCTCTGGTGGCGGTGGAACTCGCTCAGGTGGTGGCGGTGATGGTGTTGCTGGACAAGGCAATGCTGGTGGTTCCTCAAATGCCACTACTAATGCTGGTGGTGGTGGCGGCAAGGGTAGCACTGGCGGTAACGGAAGCGGGACAACTGGCGGTGCGGGTGGTTCAGCATCCACGAACGACTACACGGGGACTACACGCTCGTTTTCTGGTGGTGGTGGTGGTGGTGGTACTGGTTCTAATGGTGCTGGGGGAACGAATGCAGGAAGCGCGCCTGCTGGTAGTGCTACTGCCAACTTCGGTGGTGGTGGCGGTGGTGGCAATGGCTCTGCTGGGAATGGTGGGTCTGGTCGTGTCGTCATTCGTGCATTGACAGCAGACATCGCTTCGTTTACCATTACTACAACTGGCACTGTATCTACTGGAACGACTGGCAGTTACACATACTGGGATTACACAACATCAGGCACATTCGTGGTAGCCTAAGGAGAAGAACATGGCACATTTCGCACAAGTCAATGACAGCAACGTGGTTCAGCAGGTCATCGTCGTATCCAACGACGACTGTGGCGGTGGGGACTTCCCCGCCAGTGAGCCTGTCGGTCAGGCGTTTATTGCGTCGTTGGGTTTGACGGGAACGTGGAAGCAGACTTCGTACAACGGCAACTTCCGTGGACGTTACGCTGGTATCGGTATGACGTATGATGCGGGACTTGATGAGTTCGTCGCACCGCCTGTTCCCGAGGAGACTGAGTGAAGCGCATCCAGCCTCAGCATATTGAAATGCTGAAGTCATATTTGCGTTCGGCGTTGGCGGCTGTCGTCGCCGTCATGGCAACCGTTGACTTTACGTTCCAGGATGTTCTGAAGGCGTTTGTTGCAGCGTTGATTCCTCCCGTGTTGCGGTGGATTAACCCGAAAGACCCTGCTTTCGGTCGGGGTGCCCAACCTGTAGAATGATGCCAACCCCGCAGGGGTTGACATTCATTTCCCTAGGAGGCTAGATGAGTTATATCATTGCGGCTGTGCTTATGGTGTTTGGAATCCCCGCCCCCGAAAACAAACCCAGGGTTTGTGTGGAGTATCATTTCGCGTTGGACAGACTAGGTTTCTCCAGCGACGACAAGCAGATGGCTCACAGGGTTATGCACCGCGAGTCGCGCTGCAACCCGCTGGTGACGAATCGCACGGACCCAAACGGCGGGTCACTAGGCTTGTTCCAGATTAATCGTTTCTGGTGTTTGCCGAACCGTTACAGTCCGCAGGGCTGGTTGCAAGCCCAGGGCATTTTGGATGAGTGTGAGGATTTGTATGACCCGATGGTGAATGTTCGGGCGATGAAGGCTATTTTTGATTATTCGGTTGAGGCGAATGGTAACGGCTGGCAGCCGTGGGGCATGTGATGCAACTGGATGAACTTCTCCAGGAGCGCGAGTGGCGTTTGTGCCGCGGCAAGGACGACTCATTAGAGGCGCAGTTGGCAGCCTTTCAGCATTTCTGTGCAAACTATTGGTATATCAAGCACCCCTCTAAGGGGCGTATTAGGTTTGAGTTGCGTCCCGCTCAGGTGGAAACCGTCAAGACGTGGATGGGTGAACGTTATACGGTTGTCTTGAAGGCTCGTCAGATTGGGTTTTCTACGTTGGCTGCGGCGTATGCGTTTTGGTTGACCTATTTTTTTGCTGACAGGTTTATTATTATGTTGTCGCGCACTGAGCGCGAAGCCATGAAGTTGTTGGCAAAGTCTAAGTACGGTTTCAGGTTTCTGCCGTTTTGGTTCCGTGAACGCGGACCCAAGCAGGTGACGGACCACCAGTTGAAGATGGTGTTTGATAATGAGTCCGCGATTGAGTCGCTGCCCAGCGGCTCTGACCCTGCTCGTGGTGAGTCGGTGTATGCGGTGTTTGTGGACGAGTGGGCGTTCTTGCCCAACCCCGAAGAGGCTTGGGCTTCTATTGAGCCGATTGCGGACGTTGGTGGACGTGTCCACGGCTTGTCCACCGCCAATGGTTCAGGAAACTTTTTTCACCAACTGTGGGTTGGCTCGCAAACTGGTACTAACAAGTTCAGGGGAATTTTTTACCCGTGGTCCGCTGACGGTGAGCGTGGCGAAGAGTGGTACGACGACAAAGCCAAGAATATGCAGTCCTGGCAGTTGCATCAAGAGTACCCGCGCTTTCCTGAGGAAGCGTTTATCAAGTCGGGTAACCCTGTGTTTGATATTGACATGCTGGACAGTATGGATATGGTTGAACCTGACCGCGGCTATTTGCATGTGTACGCGAATAACGTGTCCGAGTTCCGACCTACCCAGGATGGTGAACTGGCGATTTGGGAGTTCCCCGACCCTGAGGCTGTGTATGTGTTAGGTGCTGACGTTGCCGAAGGCTTGCAGCATGGCGACTATAGTTCCGCCCATATTGTGAATGCCTCCAAGGGGTTTGTCGCCGCACATTGGCACGGGCATATTGAACCTGACCTGTTTGGCGAAATGATGGCACAGTTGGGCTGGTGGTACAACGGTGCCCTGGTCGGTATTGAGAACAACAACCATGGGTTGACCGCCCTAAAGGCGGCTCAACGTATTGGCTACAAGAATCTGTATCGTCAGCGACGGCTTGGGCATGTCCGCCCCGAGGCGACGGAGATGTTGGGTTGGCGTACCTCAGCCAGTTCCAAGCCTCTAATGATTGACGAACTTGCAGCCGCCCTCAGGACGAATGACTTGGAGGTGTATTGCGACCGTACGATTGCGGAGTTGCGTACCTTTGTCCGTAAGGCGAACGGGAAGATGGCTGGCAGCCCCCACGACGACAGGACTATTAGTTTGGCGATTGGTAACCAGATGCTGAAGTATGTATGGCTGCCCGAATATCGGGGCGCTGCCCCGATTCCCCGCAACAGTTTGGCGTGGTGGGAACAGTTTTTGACGGGTAACGACGGAATGGAACGTATCCCGATTGGTTCTTATAATGTTCGCTCCAGGATGGGTAGGTGATTGGGAACAATCTTCCCATATTTGTATGGATTTGACCTGTAACCAGTGTGGGAAAGACTTTTATGTGGACGAACTGCCCCGCCGAGGGGCGGTTTGCTTCGGCTGCCACATTAAAAGTGTTCGTTTGGGTTTCACCCAAGGCAAAGAAGAGTTCCACGGTCCGACCATTAACGAACGCAAGGAAAAGATTATTTCTGACGCAAAGATTAACGGCTATAACCCTGAGCCTGTTGGGACTCGTTGGGTGTAACGTATGGTGGAGGTGTGGGTTCCGATTACGGTCGCAATTATTACGGGACCGATTGTCGTGGTTTTGCAGAAACTGCGCAAAGAGAATTCGGAACAGCACGGGGAAGGTCGGGCGTTAATTCAGCAGGTTGCCGACAAGGTGGACGCTGTGGGTACTAAGTTGGATGAACATATCGGTTGGCATAAAGGTCGGGGTAAATAATGGCACGAAAGTCTTTGGCGGACATCCTGGGTGGTTACCGCAAAAAGTTGGACTCATCCAAGCGCTGGCGCAAGGAAGAGGGCTATGACCAAACCTGGAAGCGGTTGAACGACCTGTACCGCGGTCGCCACTATGAGACATATTCGGAGAATGACCGTCTGCTGATTAATATGGCGTTTGCCACAATTAACGTGTTGGCTCCTGCCACGTCGGTTAACTACCCGAAGATTACTGTCAATGCGACCAAGCCTGATGATGCGCCTCAGGCGGTTATCGCTGAGGCGGTGGTGAACTATTGGTGGCGTACCCGTAAAATTCAGAAAGAGTTTCGCCGTTCCGTCAAGGACATGCTGATTTTTGGGCATGGCTGGATTAAGGTTGGCTACAGGTTTGTTGAAGAGGAAGTCATTGAGGAAGCGGATGACGCTTCCGACCCTGTTGAGGGTGGAGAGCCAGTGGCGACGACAGTGATTCTGGAGGATGCCCCGTTCGCGGAGCGTGTGTCCCCGTTTGATGTGTTCGTGGACCCAGATGCAACAGCGCCCAGCGACATGCGATGGATTGCGCAACGTATCCGCCGCCCCATCGCAGAGGTAAAAGCGGACCGTCGTTACAACAAGTCCGCTCGTGAGCAGGTCGGTGTGATGGCGGTCGGTCGCTATAGTGACGACCCGTCTGTGCGCAAGATTCACGACAAGGACGCTGGCTACGCGGAAATCTGGGAGTTTTACGACATTAGCAAGCGCACAATGTGTGTGTTTGCGGACGGCTCCGACCAGTTCCTGGTGAAGCCAATGCGTATGCCGTATGCGTTTGGTCAGCCGTTTGTGTTTATTGCCAACTACGAGATTCCTGACTATTTTTATCCGATTGGTGAACTGGAATCCATCGAGCCGCTCCAGAAAGAGTTGAACGAGACTCGTACCCAGATGATGAACCACCGCAAGCGGTTTGCCCGCAAGTGGCTGTATAAGGAGTCGGCGTTTGACCAGTTGGGTCGTACCGCGTTGGAGTCGGACGACGACAACGTAATGGTGCCCGTCATCTCTGACGAGGGTCTAGGGAATGTTGTCGCCCCGATGCCTGCGGTTATTAACCCGCCCGACTTCTACAACCAGTCCAGCCTGATTATTTCGGATATTGACCGCGTGTCGGGTGTGTCCGAATTCCAGCGTGGTGCCGTGTCTGAAATCCGTCGCACTGCGACGGAAATGGCACTCATCCAGGATGCCTCTAATGCCCGTACCGCGGACAAGTTGGCGACGATTGAGTTGGCTGTGGGTGAGGTTGGTCGCCGTTTGCTGGCGCTTGCCCAGCAGTTTATGACTGGCGAACAGGTTGCTCGCATTACTAGCAAGAATGGTCAGCCTGTTTGGGTGGAATATGACCGTGACTATATTGCTGGCGACTTTGACTTTGAGGTTGTGGGCGGTTCTACCCAGCCTGTGAACGAGTCGTTCCGCCGTCAGCAGGCTCTCCAGATTGTGGACGCTATGGCACCGTTTGCGGGTGCTGGGGTGGTGGACATGCAAAAGTTGGCTGCTTATGTTCTCCAGGTCGGTTTCGGGGTAAAGAACCCCGAACAGTTTATTACGGCTCCTCCGCCGCCGCCTGAGGCGGCTGGCGGGGTTCCTGGCGGTTTGCCTGGTGGCATGCCGCAGTCCCCTGGCGGTCCGATGCCGTTGATGCCCGACATGCCTGTTGGCATGGAGGACATGCCCCCACTGCCTGAGGGTATGCCACCCCTGTAGTCCCCTAGGGAACAGCCTTCCGTATGGGTAGAGCAACCCCTGTGGACTCGGAAGGAAAAATATGAGCGAGGAAATCGCAACACCGTCTGTCGTGGACACCAATGTTGGTGCAACCAATACGCCCAGTGCGGAGCAATCAGTACCAGAAACACCAGTTCTAGCGGTTCAGGATTACGCGAATTATGTAGTCCCGATTAAGTTGGATGGTGAGGAACTTCAGGTTCCGCTTTCTGAGGCAATCGCTGGCTACCAGCGTCAAGCGGACTACACGCGAAAGACGCAAGAATTGTCGGCGCAACGGGAACAAGTCCAGTTTGCGTCAACTCTTCAAGCGGCTTTGGAACGTGACCCCGAAGCAACCATTGACCTGTTGATGCGTCATTATGGTGTGAGTCGGGCAGAAGCGCGGGCGATGACGGCTGATGTTGAGGATACCGAGTCTCTTGACCCAGCCGAACGGAAGTTGCGCGAGATGGAATCTCGCATTGCCCAGTTTGAGGACTACAAGTCTCAGCAGGAAGTGGAACGAGAAATTTCACGGCTACAAGCCAGGTACTCTGATTTTAATGTTGCTGATGTAGTGAACACCGCGTTGCGGTTGGGCACGTCCGACCTTGAAGGGACTTACAAGCAAATGGCATATGACCGTATGGTTGCACAGCAGGCGAAAGTCCAGGCTGACGCTGCCGCAAAACAGCAGGCTGTTGAACAGCAGGTTGTTGAAGCGAAGCGTCAGGCTGCAGTAGTGAGCGGGGGTTCCAACCCTGCGGCTTCTACGACGACAGAATCTGTTGAGCCGATTACGAATATCCGTGACGCTTGGAGCGCCGCAAAGCGTCAACTTGGCGCAAACTGAATCATTCACTTTACACACTAGGAGAAAACCACAATGGCTGGTAACCCGAATTTTGATGCGTTGCTTTCAACAACGCTCGCTAACTACCGTGACCAACTCACGGACAACGTGTTCACCGCACGTCCGCTCACCTATTTCCTCATGGACAAGGGTCGCATTCGTATGGTCAACGGTGGCACCAAGATTGTTGAGCCGCTCATTTACGGCAGCAACAGCACGGTCGCCTCGTACAGCGGATACGATTCGCTGTCGCTGACCCCCCAGCAGGGCATCACTGCCGCCGAGTACGAGTGGAAGCAGTACGCTGCCTCCATCACCATCTCGGGCATTGAGGAAGCGAAGAACAACGGTGAGCAGGAAATCATCAACCTGCTTGAAGCCAAGATTATGCAGGCTGAAGAGTCGCTGCGTGAAGGCTTCAACCAGATGTTCTTCGGTTCGGGCACTGGCAACAGCGGCAAGGACTGGAACGGTCTGGGCAACATCGTTGAGGCTTCGGGCACGGTTGGCGGAATTGACCGCTCGACCGAGACCTGGTGGCGCTCGTACGAGGAGAACACCGCAACCGCGCTGACCCTCGCACAGATGGCAACCGCCTACAACACGGTGTCGGTTGGTAACGACCACCCCGACATGATTCTTACGACTCAGACCCTGTTTGAGAAGTATGAGGCGCTGTTGGTTCCGCAACTCCGTTTCACGGACACCCGTACGGCGGATGCTGGCTTCCAGAACCTGCTGTTCAAGGCTGCTCCTGTGGCGTACGACGTTCACGCCCCCGCGGGAACGATGTTCTTCCTGAACAGCAAGTACCTCACGCTGGTTGGTCACAGCCAGAAGTGGTTCGCACAGACCGCGTTTGTGTCGCCTGAGGACGTTGATGCCAAGTACGCCCTGATTATGTGCTACGGCAACCTGACCTGCCGTAACGCGAAGAAGCAGGGCAAACTGACGGCAAAGACTGCCTAAGGTAGTTAACCGTCATAATGCGGTGGGGGCACTAGCCCCCACCGCACCGAATTCCGCAATACAAATTCACACAAACTAGGAGAAAAAAATGCCTTTGGTTCCGAATGACACTGATGGTGCAATTTCACGCAAGCGTATCCAGGATTGGGTTGCTGCCCGCGAAAAGACGGTGGTTGTCGCCGCCGCTGACGAAAACACCACGCAGTCGGCTGCAACGCTTGTTGCCAGCAAGGTTGTCTACACGATGACCCCGACCGCAAACCGTACCCTGACCACGCCGACTGGTGCCCAGTTGGGTGCAGCCGTTGCCGATGAGGCTGTCGGTTTCTCGTTTGAGTTCACGGTTGTGAACCTGGCGAGTGCGACGCACACGATTACGTTGACGGATGGTGGTGACGGAATTTCGCTGGTTGGCGATGCCGTCGTTGAGGCTGCTACGTCGTCCACGTTCGTGGGTGTTGTGACGGCTGCCGATACGGTTGTCGTTTACAAGAAGTAATTGAATTGTTGGCGGCGGGGGCGTTTGCCCCCGCCATCAACTGTCTGATTGGAGAACTGTTGTGCCGATGAAGTACCGCCAGTTGGCTTCCCATGCGGATGCTAAAGCCCCCAAGGGTCGTATGGTTTCTAACTACCCGCCGAAGAAGAAGGCAGCCAAGGCTGTCAAGAAGGCGAAGAAGGGTTACTGATATGGCGATGGACAACGACAGCGATATTGCGAATATGATTCGCGCCTTGATGGGCGGTCAACGCGCCAAGGCGAAGATGCGCAAGAAGCCACCCAGTGCGGCACTTTCGACAGAATCAGGTCGTCGTCCTCAGCGTAAGACGAATGTTCCTGTGCCGATGCCGAAGCGTCGTGGTGAGAAGCCGATGGATGCGGCACAGCGTGGCGTTATGAAGGATGCAAAAAAGGCTGCCGCGAAGCGTCAGCGTGTTGTGCCCCGTAAAAAGGGCGGTGTTCAGAAACCGAAGATGAAGGGTTACTGATTATGGCTAGGAACGGTAGCGACGACAAGCGAAAGTATGGTTCTATGGCGGCTAGTTATGGTCGCAAGAAGCCAAAGCCGTCTGCTGGTGGTTCGGCTATGACCCCTCGGCGCAAGGGTCCCAATATGGCTGCACCGAAGCCGACGAATCAGATTCCTTATGGAGAGCGTCCTATTTCACCGTATGGTGAGCCAAAGCGACGCACCAAGACTCGTCCTTCGTCGCCGTATGGCAAGGCTGCTCGTCGCACTCGCACTCGTCCCGCTGGTTACGGGAAAGCAAAGTAATTATGGCTTCTAAGAAGAAACCCGCTATTGGTGGTTTGGCTCGCCCCCAAGGCTGGGATGATGTCGTCAAGCCCATCGCCAAAGGCGCAGCCAAGCGCGTCAAGAAACCCGTCAAGAAGGCTGCCGCAAAGTCCAAGGCACGTTACGACATTCCCGACCCCGCCTTCAAGGGCAAGGTGTATGGTTCTGGTGGAAGTATGACAAAGGCATACAAGGATTATGTGTTGCGGAATATGGACGCTGATTTCTAATGGCTAAGGGTAAAGGTCGCAAGCCTGCTATTGATTTGGGAAATCGTCCAGCCAGTGCTGCTGACGATTTTATTCGGGATGTTATTCGCGCCAGCGTAAAAAAGGCGCGTACTGAAATCCCCAAAAGGGCAAAATATCGTCGCCGCGATGCCGCAAAGGCAGCGATGAAGTTGCGTGAAAAGGGTAAGGACGCAAGTCGTTACATTAAGGACACTGCAAGCAAGTCTGCCGAATGGAATCATGTCAATAAGCAGTCTGGGCGCATTGTTAAGGCTGCCGAAAAAACTGGCGACAAGCGTTTGTTGAATTATCAACGCAGCCGCCAAACTGTCAACGATTTAAAGGTGGCTGACAGAATGGAGGATTTGGGTGGTCGTGTTCGCTCCAAGTTGGGCGACAAATATGGCGACCTTCCAATGCGTGGCGTGAACAAGGCTTATAGTGCTGAGGTTCGTGGTGCACAGCAAAAGTTTGCGACTGCACGGAAAGCCGCGAATCCGCGTAAGGCACCAAAGAAGAAGTAATGGCTCGGAAGCCGAAGTCTCGTACTTCTGGGATTGACCTGGAGCCGATTTTTGGGTTGTTGTCGCAACTCGGATTGGGTGGCTCCATGTCGTCGCCTGCTAATGCCCCTCAGGCTATGGCACGGGATGCCAGCCGCAAGGCTGTCCAAGGCACCACCCAAGGTGCGATGAATACTATTAATACTATTTCCGAGTTTGCTTCGCCTGGTTATTCGTTGAATGAGTTGGCGGCTATCCGCCAACGTGGCTTACAGCCGTCCGATGCCGCCATGGCGGCATTGTATGCGGTGCCGTTTACCAAGCCGTTGAAGCGCACCCGCGATGCTTTTCGTGCTGGTCGCGCAGCCCTGAAAGGTGTTCAGACTCCGAATACGGGGTCGCGTCAAACTGCTGGCATGGCGCAGGAGCCGTCAGGCGAGTTAGAGTACGCAGGACTAACAGCACTACTGAGACTATTGGAGAGATAATATGGCTGCACGGAAACCCCGCAATATTGACAAAAGCATTTGGGACAGCATGTCCGATATGCAGAAAGCCAGTTATCTGCGCACTGAGGGCGATAAGGAAACGGCGAAGATGCTGGGTCGTATGGTGGGACGCGAGTCGTATGCCTCCAAGGCAAAGAGCCGCCAGTCGGAAGCCAAGGGTGTTGCCTCCAAAGCCAAGGGTGTTGCCGAGAAGGCGAAAGACCCGAAGTTTCGTGCCCAAAAGGGTGGCAAAGCGGTAATTAATTACAACAAGAAGAAGAATACCGCTTACCGTCAGGCTGGTCGCAGGGTGATGCCTGATGCTTCCAAGAAGGAATTGCGGTCTTTGGCTGAGGATATTGCGCGTATTTTGAAGAAGATGAAGTGACCGAAACCCCCAATTTATGGGGGTATCGGGAACAGAACGGCTATTTGTGATGAACACACAGCCGAACGCCGTTCCTGCACATTCGTATTATGGTCAGCCCGTTTCGGGTTACCGTTTGTCGGGCACCGAGGGTGCCCGTCTTGCTTCCCCTAGTGGTCCTTATACGGGACGTGATGGTAAGTGCCGTTTTGGCGACGACACCTGTGAGGGGTTTGCTGTCAAGAAATCAGAGTTTTGTGTGGGTCATACGAAGCGTGTAGCGAAGGTTAAGTCTGAGGAGGTTGGCTGATGGCTTATCAGACGATGACGGCAACTGTGTTGCGGCAGACGGTGCGGGATATTGTTGATTTGGATGCGGATGATTTGCCTGATGGTTTGTTGAATCTTTTTATTCGGGACGGCTATTACCGTATTTTGGATGTTGAGAAGCGTTGGACGTGGTTGGAAACTTCGTTTACGTTTAATACGGTCCAGGGTCAGCGGGCTTATACGATTGCGAATTTTACTGCTGACCCCATCTCCCAGGTTGCGTCTATTGTTGATAATTCGGATATTGGTACCCGTTTGGACATGATTGGGTACGATATGGGTGAGGCGACTTGGAATGGGACGACGGACACGAATGGTGACCCGTTGTTTTATGCGGTGTGGAATGGTCAGATTCATTTGTTTCCGAAGCCTGATAATGCGCGGACGTTGACGTGTCGTGGTTATCGGGAGCCGATTGATTGGCAAACGTCGGGTGGTGCCGTGGATGCGGCACCGTCGTTGCATTTCCCGTTGGTGTATTATGCGGTTAGCCGTGTCTATCAGCGTTTGGAGGATGCGCAGATGGCTGCTATGTATAAGCAGTCGTTTGATGAGGGTGTGGCTTTGGCGCGTAATAACATTATGAAACCCAATAGTCACGGTCAGTTGATTTTGGCGCATGGTCAGACTCGGGGTCGTCCGACGTTTGATGGTTGGTTGAACAAGTTGGGCAGGCAGTTGGGTAACTGATGTCGTCGCTTCAAATTTATCAGCAGGCGGATTTTACTGGCGGTTTAAACTTTCGTGCTGACCAGTTTCAGTTGGCTGATAACGAGTCGCCTGACATGTTGAATGTTGAGATTGACCCTCGTGGTGGAATCTTCAGCCGTGGCGGTTATGAGCGCATTAATGCGACGGCTGTGGGTGGGACGTGGGCACCGCATCAGTTACATTGGTTCAGCGGCGCTACGCCGCGCCTGATGTTGTCTAATGGCACCAAGGTGTTGCATTCTACGGGTGGTAATTTCACTACCCTGCAGTCGGCGCTGTCAACTGATGTGGCTATTGCTAGTTCTGAGGGTGCGTGTTTTGCTAACTGGGGTGATGAACTGTATATTGCTGGCGGCGACACATCGACCACCAGTTACCGTTGGAAAACGACGGATACTTATGCGACTTCTATTCCTGTGTTGACGACTTCAACATATAATAACAACTATAATTCGCCTGGTTCTGACAGGTTTCCGTTGGCGAATCATTTGATGGTGCATGCAAACAAGATGTTTGCTGCTGATGTTTCCATTAGCGGTACTCATTATCCGAATCGTGTGTATTGGTCGCATGAGAATTCGCCGCGGGATTGGGCTGCCGCGGATTATATTGAGATTAACACTGGCGGCACTGGCATCACTAGTATGGCTGTTGTTGCTGGTTCGTTGGTGATTTTCAAGCCGCAGGCAATCTTTTTGCTGTTGGGTTATGACTCCGCCAGTTTTCAGTTAGTGCAGTTGTCCAACAAGTTGGGTGCTGTGTCGCATCGCGGCATGGTGTCCGCCGACACTGGCGTATATTTTTATAGCAATCCTGAGGGTTTGTTTTTTTATGATGGTTCGGTTATTGGCGACATTTTTGAGCCGTTGCGTCCAGCAACGGATTTGGGTTATTTGAACACTGCTGCTGTTTCTGCAATCAGTCTTAGTTGGGTGAACAACCGTTTGTGGATGAGTGCCGCTTACGATAGGGCAACAACGGTAACGGACCCGACTGTGAACTTTGTGTATGACCCGTCTATTGGTGCGGGTGGTGCTTGGATGGAGTTGCAAACCACTGATGGTTTTGGTTTGATTTCTGGTTGCGATTTTACGGATGCGAATGATGTGAATCATCATTACATGATTCATCCTGATTTGCCGCGTGTCGTTGCTGTTGATAAATATAATTTGGATAGCGACAATTTGGAT